CAGGGGTTTGATCTTTACACCAGAGTCCAAGGAGGGTTAGACCGATGGGTCAAGGTAGAAATCGGGGATAATGACAAACAACCTCTGATCCCGTATTCCAAACTCCGTGTCATGGCTGAAGATCCGAAGGTTGCAGAGAAAGCACCTGGGTTTATTTCAGATGTTCCCGTAGTCGGATCGGTTGTGGAGACCTTGGATGATATGGGTGCTGGAGGTGTCGGTCTTCAAGAAGGAGCAAGAAGAGCAGGAAAGACCAGCAAGGGAACAGGGGTTCAAGGCTTTAGTACAGAGAGAGCAGCAGAACAATTGGAGCAAGCAGGAGAATCTATCGCAACAGGAGTCGATACGCTGAAGGGAACGCTTCCTGGGGTAGTGGATGGAGTGGTTGATTTCTTTGTGGAGTCTGAAGAAGAAAGAGCCGAAAGGATCGCAGAACGGAATGAACGATTCAAACGAGTGGCGGAAAGGGAAGCCAAGAGAGCAAAGAAAACAGAAACACCCAAGGCAGAACCCGTAGCGACTTCAACGGAAGAGATCAGTCAGATTGAGAACGAGATTGCAGGACTTGGAGACTTCCCGAATTCAGATGTAGTCAAGAGACTGCTTGCTGTAGCGAAGATCGCCAGTGAAAAGGGAGAGGACAATGCAGAAAAAATCATTTCAGACTCTTTAACCAAGATCCGTTCTTTAATTGCTCAAGAAAAAACAAACCGAGAGAACATGAATGATGTTCTGAACTCTTTGAAGTCTAAATGATCTACGTTCCCGAAACCGACTATGTCGGAACCGAAACAGCCGTACAGAACTACGATCCAAGTTTTGGTTTTCTAGCCAAAGAAGCATTCCGGTTGGGACTACGGGATACGACTATTTCGTTGGCTGCTTCGTTGGAAGCAATGACGGAAGCCGAAAAGGAAGGGAAGATCTCCAGAGAAGAGTACGAGCAGTCCAAGTTCTTTGATCCGGATATTAAGTACGATGATTCGTTTACTTATGCCAAAGCCCGGTTGCTCAAAGAAAGAATGGAGCAGGAAAGACTCTACGATTACTACCTGCAGCAGATGTCTGGGTTGGACTATGTCGCAGGATTCACTGGTCTTATTGGAGGATCGATTCCAGATCCCATCAATTTTATTCCGATGTTGGGAGCAATGAGCAAACCAGCAAGAGCACTGGAGTATGCCGGAGTAACGAGCAAGGTAGCCAGACGAGGGATGTTGGGAGCAGCCGATGCTGCAATTGCTTCAACCTTGGTCTCTCCATTACTGATGGCTGAGAGGGGAACGTACCAACAAAAGTACGATGTACAAGATGCTCTGATTGATATTGGATTGGCTACCGGGATCGGGTTCGGATTCGGATCACTCCTCGGAAGAATTAAGCCAGACGATAGTTTTCCTCCAAGAGCCACTACCGTTGAAGATGTAAAGACTTATGCTCCGGAGTTATCGAATCAACTAGACAACATGCTCCCCGAAGATCGGCTTTATGCAAACCGGATGATGGACTTTGTTGAAGGGGTCTCTCCGGATATGAGAGCAAGAGCAATCTACAAGGCCATGTCCCAAGTCGGTAGAGATGAATCGATCAATGTCAATGCTGAGATGCAACCTGTCCTGAGTCAACGGGATGTCCAGAAAGCACGGATCACCGGGACATACTACAACGAGAGTCCAACCCGAAGATTTACGGAAGATGCAGTCCAGGTAGCAGAAACAGAAGTTCAGCCCAGTAAAACGATTGAACCAGACTACACGGTAGCCAGGACAGAAGACCCGATCCCCTTGGTGGATGACTTGATTGAAGCAGTAGAGAAGCAGACGGATGATGAACTCGATACCGGAATACGGGAACTGGAGACTCAGAATCTGTTGCCAGATGAAGATGCCAGAGAGTTAGTCCGATTAGAAGACCTGACCACTCCAGAGGCACAGAGAGAAATTGAAGAGTACTACGGCAACCTTGCGTATTGTGTGATGCGAAATGACTAAGAAAGATCCCTGTCTGAATATAGCAGTCAATGAGAAGTTCGGGGTCTCCGAGGACGTTGCCAAGGATCTGGTAGCCCGGTTGAAGAAAGAGAGTGCTTTGTTGAAGGGAGATCCCCAATACGAAGTCAAGATGAGACGGGCAGCAGGAGAGATGTCGGACAAGATGAAACAGGCTTTGTCCTTTGCAAAACGAGCACGGAAGTCCCAGGCAATTATCAATTCCAAACTGGATCAGAGGATTGTCAACAACCCGAATGCAGCAAAGGCACTCAAGCAGTACATCGCAGGACACCAAACTTTTAAACGAGGTCAGGCTGGATTCCAGGAACTTGATTCAATTGCAGGACAACAGGCTTCCAAAAGACGAGAACGTCTGGGTCGAGTGGTTCATGCACTTGGAGTCCGAGGAGCATTTGCTCTAGCAAGACCATCCTTGTTTGGCAGGAAGTATCCGTTTGGCCAAGGTCTCTTCGATGATGTGAATTTCCATCGGGACTTGGTCTTAGAACTCTTTGATGCACCGAAAACAGGCAGACCTGCAACGAACAATGAACTAGCTCAGAAGATGGCCAAGGCCATCATCTCCGAAAAGAAGGAAATGATCACAGGACTCCGGGCTAATGGAGTCAACATCGGTTGGTTGGCTGATCACGTGACCACTCAGTATCACGATAGTGTAGCGATTGCTTCCGGTGGTTTTGAAGCAGGAATCCTCAAGAAAGGATTGACGAGAGCAGAAGCAAAAGATCGGTGGATCAAGAGACTCTATGACCCAGAAAACGAATCTCAGGGACTTCTTGATATCGACAGAACCTTTGTCAAAGCATCCGGTGAATTCGTTAGAGATCCAGACCAAAGACTAGAGTTCCTTTCAGCCGTATATGACAACATTGTCTCCGGAGACCGACACGTACACGAACTAGTTCCCACTGAGGCAAACGTAGGTCAGATGTCCTTGGCTTCCAAGGTCTCTCAGTCTCGTCAACTCCATTTCAAAGATGGAGACTCCTGGTTGGCGTACAATAACGAGTATGGACATCGGAATCCGGTAACCGCAGTTCTAACCGGAGTGGAAAGACTCTCTGATGACCTGGAACTGATCAATCGATTAGGGCCGAATCCGGATGCAGCTTTCAAGAGACTGATGTCGAATGTGGAGATGAAAGACTACGACAAGAACAAGGTCCAGGCAGATTTCGATCTGGTTTCTGGGAAAGCCTTTGAGATTGCAAATCCGTCCTTGCACCAGTGGGAAACCGGGATTGCTTCGTTGCAGACCATGTCAAAGCTGGGTAGTGCCGTATTCAGTGCATTCAGTGACCCGATCTACACGGCATTCACTAGGAGTTACCACGGGGTCAACATCTTCAGTGCGTATTACGATACCTACCGTACTGCATTGGGGTCTCTGGGGAACAAAGAAATTAAGGAGTTCGGAACTCTACTTGGACTTGGACTAGAAGGAGCAGTTGGATCTTCAGCAGCCCGGTTCGCACCAGCCCGATCAGCAACGCAATATGTCTCCGGAGCAACGGATAACTTCTTCCGGTGGAACCTGTTAAACGGGTGGACCAACTTCATGCGGCAAGGTGCGGCTTACATGATGGCTAGGGACATGGTCAATGCGGCAAAGAAACCGTGGAACCAGTTAAATGAACGCTATCGTTACGTCCTCTCTCAGTATGGGATTACGGAAGGAGATTGGGAAGTCATCAAGAAGTTACCAAGAACAAAGGTTTCCGGGATTGATATCATCTCTCCCCATGGAGTCCGACAGGCTATTGAAAAGGGAGCAGTAGCACCAAATAATGTAGCCCGTACCCGTGAGTTAGCAGACAAGGTTCAGATGTTCCTCGTTGGGGAAAATACGATGGCTGTTATTGAACCCGGTGCTGCAGAACAATCGTTCATGAGACGGATTCCTTTCGGTGGAGAAGGAGCAGGAAAAGCAGGTACGGCTAGTGGAATGGCAGCAAGACTTTTCTGGCAGTTCAGAGGATTTCCATTATCAATGATGATGAGGAACTTCCCCAGGGTTGCCCAGATCGGTGCTCCTGCGATGTTTCATCTACTTCCGATGGTTGGGATTGGCTATGCTGTAAAGTCCGCTAAAGACCTAATGAAAGGCCGAGAACCACTAGATCCAAGGAACCCAGATCACATCTACAAGATTGCTGTTTCCGGAGTATTGCAAAGTGGGTTCGGTGGACTAGCTGGAGATTTCCTAATTAACGATGTTCGGAAGTACGGACACGGACTTGCTGATTTATTGGGCGGACCTACAATAGGAACTGCTCAAGATGTTTTTGCTGTGCTTGGCGCTACGGGTGCAGTCATCCGAGGAGATGAGGAGATTGGAGAGATTGCAGAAACCACTTGGAAACTGTTTAAAAACAATACGCCTTATGTTAACTTTTGGGCTACTAGAACCGCTTTTGATTACATGATTGATTACCAAATCCGTGAAATGTTAAATCCAGGTTCATTAACAAGAATGCAAAATCGATTTGTTAGAGAGAACAATCAGAACTTTATGCCAGGATTCTCTCCAGCAGAAGTGGTTCCGTATGGAGGAAGTCTATGACAGTCTCGGTTTTAAGAAATCAAGTTCAGTATACTGGTAACAATTCGACAACTGCCTTTACTGTCAGCTTCCCGTACACCGAAAAATCTCAGGTCAAAGTTTATCTGAATGGGGCTTTACAGACGATCACTACCCACTATACGCTTACGGACCCAGATAGCACAGGAACGGTAACCTTCGGGACTGCTCCAAGCTCAGGTGTGATTGTTTCGTTTATCCGAGAGACGGATTTTCTTCAGAGTGTAGACTACGCCAACAACGATATTCTGGATGCTGAGACTTTAGAATCCGCCTTCGATAAACTCACGATGATGTGTCAGCAGGTAAAAAACCTAGCTGATAAATCCGTTGGCTTTGATGAGACCGTCAATGAAGCAGAAACCACATCGCTCAAATTAGCAGCAGGAACCACGGATTTAGCTGGGAAACTACTGGCTTTCGACAGCACAGGATCATTTGTTACGACACAAGAGATTGGGACATTTCGGGGCAACAGTGGGACCACGACCAGTGCAGCATTTGTAGTCAGAGATCTGGTCCGGGATTCATCGAATGACAATGTCTATTTTACCAAAGCGGATGCTGCAGTAGGTAGTTCTTTAACTGATACTAATAAATTTGAATTACTTGTTGACGTTGAAACTGTCCGCACTTTAAAAACTGCAGCAGAGACAGCTAAGACCGGAGCAGAGACAGCAGAAACGAATGCAGAGACAGCCCTAGCTTCCTTCCAGGGTCAATACAAAACAGGAAGTTCTAATCCATATACCGGGACACCAGATCAAGGAGATCTCTGGTACGACACCTCTGCTTCAATACTAAAATACTACAGTGGATCTTCCTTTGAACCTGTCACGACTTCGTTAGCTTCGGTTAGCTCCAATTATTTAACAATATCTAATCAAGTTATCACGGCAGGAACGGTTCCGGTGGTTCTCGGTGGTACTGGAGCAACCAGTGCTTCGGCAGCAAGGACTGCATTAGGGGTCGATGTAGCAGGAACAGACAATTCCACAAACGTAACTCTTGCTGGTTCTCTAGACTATTTGACCATTTCTGGTCAGACGATTACCCGAAACGCTATTGATCTGACCACTGATGTCACGGGCGCATTGCCTGTTGCTAATGGAGGTACTGGGGGTACTTCAGCAAGTGCTGCTAGGGCAGCTTTGGGAGTTGATGCGGCTGGAACAGACAATAGTACAGATGTCACTCTGGCTACTGTGTCTTCTAATTATCTTTCTTTGTCCGGACAAGCGATTACGGCTGGAACTGTTCCGGTTTCTTTGGGAGGTACGGGGTCAACTACAGCAAGTGCTGCAAGATCCGCATTAGGGGTAGACCCGGCAGGAACCGATAATTCCACAGATGTTACATTAGCTTCTGTTGCGTCTAATTATCTAACGATTTCCGGTCAATCGATTACAGCAGGTACGGTCCCTGTAGCACTCGGTGGAACAGGAAGTACCACAGCATCAGCAGCCAGGACAGCACTTGGAGTCGACCCAAGTGGCACTGATAATTCAACGAATGTCACGCTAGCAACCGTTTCTTCTAATTATTTAACAATCTCAGGACAGGAAATTACTTCAGGAACAGTCCCTGTGGCTCTTGGGGGGACCGGGAGTACTACGGCTTCTACTGCCAGAACTGCTCTAGGGGTTGATGCTAGTGGGACCGACAACTCCACAAATGTGACGTTAGCCACAGTTGCCAACAACTATCTAAGTTTGTCCGGTCAACAAATCACAGCAGGTACAGTTCCAGTTTCTCTAGGAGGGACAGGACTCACGTCACTCGGATCAGCAAATCAAGTGCTTGCAGTCAACTCCGGAGGATCTGCACTAGAGTTTCAGGATCAGGCTGGTGGTCCAGGCTCTGGAAGCAGTTATATCGAACATTCTTCAACCGTTTCCGATTCACTAGCGATTAGTGCAGGAATGAACCGAATGTATGTCGGGAACACAGCCTTTTCAGGTAGTGGGACGATGGCTGGATATTTAGTTATTAGTCATGGTTATGCGAATTTTACTTCAGCAGGTGCGCTGAACGTAACAGGAATCCTTAACGTAGTAGGTTAAAATGGCAGGACAGATACAACTTAACGGGACTAGCTTTGCTAGTGAGTCAGGCGGAACGATTACCGTCAATAATGCGACATTAGGCAGTTCAGTAGTTTATCCATCTGGAATGGTTGTACAAACAAAAATAATTAAAGATAGTACAGCAAGAGGTGGTTTTGATACACAAGGGGACACATACACAGGCATTAATATCTCGTTCGACAATGATCTACAAAATACAAACTCAACTGTTTTAATTGAGTCAAGTCTGCAGGTTGATTACCAACAAAATTTAAGTGTGGGTATGACTTGGGCAACATCATCTTCAACTTTATCGGGTAATAAAATAGGAGTCGAAGGAAGCACACTTACCAACTTTACTAAAGGGTCTATGCCCTATGCTCTTTCAACTATTCATGGTGATCATTTTAGTTTTCTAGCGTATGACGCAAATATCACTTCAACAACTTCTAAAACATATTATTTATGGGTAACAAATTCGTATACCACTAGTATATATATAAATACTCATACTAATCATGGGCAGGCTCAATCACTAGGAGCAAGCGCTTATTATGTTGGTGCTGCGACTGCGGTATTCAAACTTACGGAGATTGCAGGATGAACAAACTATTAGCAATAAACGCATTAGGATGTGGGCCAGTAGCCATTGATGCAGACGGAAATGTTACGACTCTGCAAAATCAGCAGTTACCGACAGAAGAAGCAATAAATGCCAAGATCGCAGAACTCCAAGCAGAATACGATTCCAATCAATACCAACGTGATAGAGCCGCAGCATACCCATCCTGGCAAGACCAGCTTGATACGATTTATCACCAGGGGATCGATGCTTGGAAAGCAGAAATAAAAACCATTAAAAACCAGTTTCCAAAACCGTAAAAGATAGGCCGAGCAATGCCAGCAGAAGCAACAGGGATAGTACAGATTATCAACGAGGTCGGAGTAGTTACTGCTGCTTTAGCGTTCTCAGCTTGGCTGGTGGTTTATCTCCTCAAAGGGTTTGAACGGGAACGGAACCAATGGTTGACCAAGGATGACCTTGCGGACCAAGAATTACGAACGTTGATGAAGGAGTCCAATCAGGCACTTACTGGGGTCTTGAAAGAAACCAACAGCACTCTTTTGGAAATGAAGATTGCAATTACAAAACTAGAAGAGTCCATCAATAAAGGTTCTCGGTGAGACTCCTACTCCTCTCACTGATTTTTTTTGGGACTACAGTCCAAGCTCACGAAGAACTCGACTACCGAACGCACTATCTTTTTATGTGGACAGGCAACTGTACAAACCGATTGATTCCTACGTTTCAACAACGAGGAGTTCCGTGGACCTATTCATTTTCGTTAGCATCACAGAATTGTAGTTGTGTGATCGATAAATTTAGAGAGCAATATACCCAGACAGAAGTCATGTCTCTCAGCGATCAGGAACGAGAGGAACGGAGTCTGTACTTTGCTAAAGTCTGTGCTGGCAAAATCAAGGAGATGTAATGGAAGAACTATTCAATCTAGCACTCGATACCGGATTCCTGGAAATGGGTCTCGTTGCCCTTGGCGCACCAGCAGGACTCGTCTTCGGAGTCAAAATGTTTAAACGGATGAAGAAATGATTGAGACCCGGAACTTTAAACACCGAGAACTTAGTTGTAGTTGCTGTGGTGGAAACCAGATGAACGTAGCTTTTATGGAAAAACTACAGTTGATTCGTGATGAATTTCAGCAGCCGATGATCATTACTTCAGCGTATCGTTGCCCTCGATATAACTCAGAGATTTCATCCACAGGAAGTACAGGTCCACATACAACAGGAAGAGCAGTAGACATTCAGATTTTTGGTCAGGAAGCCTACGAGTTAATGAAACTTTGTCTGAAGTACGGAATGACCGGACTCGGATTTAAAATGAAAGGACCGAGAACCAATAGATTCCTCCACTGTGACGATTTAAACAATACTGCCAAATCTCCCCGTCCTTGGATCTGGTCTTACTAGTCTTTCTGTACTATTCGTAACAGTTTATCTATCTTTTCTTCCAACGACTGAAAATCCGTGTGTCGCAGGTTCGATTCCCGCTCTGGCCACCACGTATCATTTGTAACATCCTCTGTATCCTCTCTGTTAATTCCTAACGAATTCACCAATTCTTGTAGCGGCAAATGGGTCGTATTCAGATAGAGTTCTGTAGTCGAAATCCGTTCATGTCGTAGCAGATGTTGCACGTGTATTGGGTTCATCTTTCCCGATAATAGTTCGGTAGCGACAGAGGCTCTATAGCCATGGAGTGGTTTCGGTCCATCTAAGTCAATGGATTTCTGAAACTTTCTCATCGAATACGTTAAGTGACTCAGTTCCTTGAAATGATGATCTAGGTAATTAGTTTCCCCCTCATGTTTCTCGATCTGTAAAAACTCCAGTAGCTTTGGATGAATCGGTAGAATCGAATCCTGTTTATTCTTCGTTGTCCAATCGTCCTTTGCCACGATACGGATTCCAGATCCGATATCCATCCAGTTTAAATGAAAGACCTCTCCTGCTCTCATTCCGGTATACCGCAGCATGTAATGGGTTCTCCGAAGAATCTGGTATCTTCTGGATCTCTGTGCTCGGTGATTGAGAATCGTTTCCATGATCTCTAACTGATGACTAGTCCAGACCTGGGGGATCTTTCTATTCACTTTCAACATTGGTACATGATACTTCGGATGACCGAGGTATTTATGACACCAGTTCAGATAAGCTTTGAGAGACCGCAGATGGGAATTGATCGAACCATCGGATAGTCCTTCGGAACGGAGGTGATCCACGTAGTTCTTGAAAGTCTCGTAGTTGATGGAATCGGATCTCCAGAACGCTTGCCACCGGGCTAACTGTGGTCGATAGGTATCAACAGTCCTTTGAGAACGATAGGTCCGCAGGTAGTCCAAATATTGATCAATCATAGCGCCTTTACTAATCGAACAACTCTTCCAACAATTTGGAACCCATCACTATCATCAGCCGTAATCGTCAGGTCTTTGTAGATCGGGTTATCGGAAACGATCCGGTATTCGTCCTGGGCTACCCGTTGAACTCGTTTGACATGGAGAGACTCCCAGAGTCTCAGAACGTAGACACCATCACCGAGGAAGCCACTGTTCATATGAACCAGGATCGTATCTCCCGATCCCATCAATGGACTCATACTGTCACCGACTACCGTGATAAAGGCTAGGCTCTGATCTGGCAACTTCGGTAGCCACTCGGTAATCACTTGGATCTGCTCTCCGTTTTCTTCCGTAGTCAAAGTTCCTGCTCCTCCTGACGCTTCTGTATCAAATTTTCGGATCAAACGATAGTTATCGTCTCTGATCACTTCCTGATCACTTCGATCAAGCAACCATCCTTCTTCCAATCCATAGTGTTTAGCGATCTCGACTCCCAGGTTTAACAGACTGTCATGCTGCTTTCCTTGTAGTACTCGACTGACTTTCGACCTGTCCCATCTAATGGAATCGGCAATCTGTTGCTGGCTATAACCTCCCTGTTGTTGCCACTGTCTTAATTTTTCAAGTGGACTGATCATTTTATTGTTGCATCCTTCATTTGGTTATGAGATAACCTGATCACCGTGATCAAACAGTGAACAGTCAACGGTTAAAACATGGAGTGTGATGCAAGATACCAACCTATTAAATACGAGTCAGGCTGCTCAGGCTCTAAATGTCAGTGTCGATCAAGTACGGAGGATGATTCAATCAGGACAGATCAAGTCCATTCAAACCCATGAACGATCCCCTCATTTAATCCCAACCGGAGAAATCCTCCGGAACACTCCGATCAAACCTCGGTCCTCCCGAATGTCGTTTGAAGAATATTGTGAACTCGATGGACTGAATGCCTCATTGATCAAACGTCTAAACAAAAGTCTTAATCACTACCTGTCCTCTCCGATGCAACAGTCTCCTGCGATGGCAAAGGGAACAGCGATCCACGATTCAATAGAACTGCGACTAGCCGGAAAGAGTTTCGGTGACAAGTACGTGGTTGCGCCAAATGTGGACAGAAGGACGAAAGCAGGACGGGAGGAATACGATCAGTTTGTAGCACAAGAAAAGAGGACCGTTTTGAAGAAGGAAGATTACGAAGACGTAGTGCTGATGACCGAGTCTGTTTTTCGACATCCAGAGTTCTGGCGGATTATTCCGAATGCAGAAGTAGAACAGGTGATCACCTGGGAAGAGAACGGTATCCGAGCAAAAGCGAGACTCGACTACAGTGACGATGGACAGCACCTCGTAGTAGATCTGAAGAGTGCTCAGGATGCTTCTCCATACGGATTTAAAAAGGCAGTCACACGGTATCAGTATGACATTCAAGCCAACTGGTATCGAAGAGCCTATCAATCTATTTCCGGTCACTATCCGGAGTTCTTGTTTTTAGTAGTCGAAAACACCGCACCGTACAACGTGGCCTTGTACAGACTATCCGATGAACTGATGCACAACGCAGAGTTCAAGATTAATCAGGCAGTCGAACTATACAAACAGTATCTCTCCGGTGAGATCTATAGCCAGGGTTATCATGAGGACGTTATGGAGTTGTCATGAAACAGTGCAATCTATGCCAGAAGGAGATGTCGGTTACTGCAAATAACCAGAAGTACTGTGGAGATCCCTGTACCTATAAAATGTATAAACGGGAACAGACTAGGAAGTTAAAACCGAGAAACTGTGCGATCTGTAGCCAAACATTTACCCCGATGTCTGACATCAACGTCTACTGCTCTAAAGACTGTCAGAAGATCGGTAGCAAAAAGTTCTATGACCAGTATCTACAGAAAAAACGAGAGGAACGTTGGGAAAAACTGAAGCACAGACCAGAGAAGACCTGTGCCTATCGGCACTGTAACCGGAAGTTCAAGGATGTTCATCCAAACAAACGCTTCTGTAGCACGATCTGTCAAAGAGGGAACGAGAGAGTAATTGAAAGCGAGAAGTGGTTGAACAGAGAGAAAGTAAATTGCCAGTGTTGTTCCCGTCTATTTATTCAGAAGAACTCCAACCAGATCTATTGTTCAAAAATCTGTAAGCAAAAATTTCGTAATGAAAGAGACCGGATACGTTATCGAGAGAATCCCAATCGGCCATGTAGTCGATGTAAGCAACGGGTTCTATCGAAAAGTTCTAAAGCAAAGATCTGTGATCGATGCTCCAAGGATCTCCAGAAGATCAAGATGAACCGACAGAAGTTTAATACTCCAGAGTCAGACATCATCTTTGAGCCGGATTCACAAGATTTCTTCAACAGTCCCTGGACTCGTCTACAACAACGGCACTACATCGATTTAGAACCAACCGATTCTTCCGTAGAGTCATCGGACTTCAAGGACCAAATCCAAAACTATCTGAAGAAAGGAGGAAAGATTACGAAGTTGTCAGTTGGATTCTGCTCTTCCCCAATAAACATGGAGTTGTCATGAAAAACATGGACCGAGTTGAACAGGAGATGAAGGGACCAAGCTACATGGAGAATGTCATGGTCATGGAGACCATGAAGGCAACGGATATGTCACTGGTCCCCGAATCTTTTCACGGAAGAACTTGGGACGATGAGGAACTTCTTGAAGCATTTCAATTAGCCCAGGCTCAGATCCACAATCATAACTATCGGTTGGCAAGTTCAATCCTCGTATTTTGTCACCGACTACTTAAGGAAAGATGTGAGTGAATTGATTTTAAAGATAACAGAAGACCTCTCGACTTCATTGGAGACTCAGGAACTGGACAAGGCTTTAGCCAAGGTCAAGGAAGAGATGAGTGCTTTAGTTGAGAAGGATGGAACCAATCCCCATTTCCGAAACAGTTTTACTTCTCTATCTGCTTTGTTGAAAGCAGCAACTCCCGTACTAGCCAAGAACGGACTGTCTCTTCAGCAGCATCCAACAAGTTCTAAATTGGTCTCCAGACTGTCTCACAGCAGTGGTCAATGGATCGTTTCAGAGTACTCGTTACCGACTCACAAGGATGATCCCCAGGGAGACGGCTCCGCAATCACCTATGCACGAAGATACTGCTATCAGAGCATCCTGGGTCTAGCTGGAGACATTGATGACGATGGAAACGCCAGTATGCCGATTAGTGCTGGACCTCCGATGCCGAGAAACGGAGTGAAACGATGAGTATCCAAAGTTTTAAAATTACTCCTATCAACCAAGTGCAATTACCGGAACCAGTTGTTTGGATATCAAAGGATTACGGGAAGGTCTGGGTCAATATGACTTTTGACGAGTCCAGAAGGTTGCAAGGACATAACGATTACTTTTTTGAATTTAATCGCATTAACAGCAAAGACAAATTGATCAATTGGTTATTCCATTTGAGTGAAAAAGATTGGTTTTCCAGTTTCCATTTACATGGACTTTTAGAGTGTTGGGATAGGCAACGAAGGGGGATGAATGATTGAAGGCTATCTGGAAGACATGATCATGGAAAGGAAAGTCGGAGTCTCGCTACAAGAGATCCAGAATCTCTACACCGTGATGACTTGGCAGGCCTATCTGCGATTACTCCAGGAAGACAAACGGGATTCAGTACCGAAAGATCTAGTGGAAGCAGCCGAGAGATACGTGATTGCCTTTAACGATTGGGACCAACAACGAAATTTGGAGGACTAATGTTACCGCAACTATTACTCGTGGAAGATGATTTCCTATCAACGATTCGCAAGGTTTCCAGAGATGGATACTGTCGATTACACGTTGATCCAAGTGAAGCAAAATCTCTACTGGAGAGAAACACGAACAACCGGAAACTCCGAGAAACCGTAGTCGATTACTATGCGAATGAAATGATCAATGGGAATTGGGTAGACAACGGAGATCCGATCCGGATTTCACGGTCAGGAAGGTTACTGAATGGACAGCATCGGCTATCTGCACTGGTCAAGGCTGGGATTACCTTACCGTTTCATTTTCTATCGAATCTATCAGAAGAATCTTTTGAGCAGATGGACAATGGAGCAAAACGAACACTGAATGACAACCTCGATATCGTCTCGGATCATGTATCGATTCTCAATGGGATCTATCAGTTAAAAGAAGGAGTGATGCAACGGAAGAGAATCGGACCATCTCAGATCAAATCGGTAGTCACCGATGAGATCATCGAACTGATGGAAGAGATGCCGAGGACAAAGAGACGTTTTATTCGTAGTCAGTACGTCAAAGCAGTGACAGTGACTTGTGTTCTCATTGGGGAACCAAAGGAAAGAGTGTTTAGTCGATACGAGAACATCATCACGTTGACTCCAACCAATTCACTGGAACTGAACTTCAATCGGTGGCTTACCAACAATCTTACTTATAAAGGAGCACGGGTCAGTCATTACTTCTCAATTTCTCGGTTGGTTCCAGCGTTTTACAAGTTTTATACGAGCACAGATTCCGATAGACAATTTCGATTGGGAGAAGATGAATCCAAGGAGATTCTGAAAGCGCTCTCTGTTTATCTGAAGGACTATTACAGATTACTTAGTCACCCGTAACCAAACCGGACAGAGAACAACTAGCGGATCACTCCTCCCAAAAAAACGTGGTCCTTCATTCATGGCTAGTTAATCAATACGAGAATCCGCATTTCTCCACGATGTCTCTGTCCACCAACTTTAGGAGTAGCAATGGATGCAGTACTTCGATTCAGTCTTTTTCTCACGTTGGCATCATTAGCATTTCTGCTTCTGACTCCAGCTATTATCAACTCACTCAACTTCTGGACTAAAGTTTTTGAGATCGTCAAATGAAAATAGCGATTGGATACATCAGAGTCAGTAGTTACGGGCAGTTAAGTACTGCTAAAAAACGTAAGACAAGTTTCTTTAGACAAGCAGAAGCAATTAACCAATATGCAAAGGAGAACGGCTATGAAGTAATTCAGTATTTTTTTGATTGCATTACTGGCAAGACCCCTTTTGAACAGAGACCGGGGGGGTCAATGTTACTCAAGTTTTTACAAGCATTAAACGACAGTAATCTCACAGCAGAAGTGATTGTTGAGGATATGGGGAGATTCGCTCGAAGTTTGGATGTGGTAACAGATTCAGTTCATGCACTCCCATTTGAGCCATTATCAGCGAGTAAGTTAGAGAAAATAATGATGAATCAAATTCAATCTGCTCTAGCTCAATTCTTTTTAAGCACTGTTCAGACAAAGGAGATCCAAAAATGGACTTAGGATTTGAAATAGAAATCGAATACCCGAAAGAAATGATTCAGACCTCCCCGTTGCCACCGGGAGAGCACATGGTCGAGGTTCTGTACATCGGAAGCAAACCGACTAGATCAGGTGGATGGATGTTGAACATGAAACTCGGTAACGATCATGGCCATGTCTGGGACAATTTCAATATCGGTCATGCTAGTGAAACCACTCGTCAGAGTGCTCAGAAAAAACTTGGAAGAGTCGCCCGTTGCAGTGGTCTGGAAGGATCGTTTAGCAATACCGATGACCTGTTGAACAGATCAGTAGCCGTAGAACTTGGAAAGAATCAGAACGGATATATTGAAGTACTGAAGTACAAGGAGAAGCTGTCTCAAGTTCCGGTTCCTGATACTGATGACGATGAACCTGAGTTTTGACCTACCTTTTCCTCCTTCGGTAAACACCTACTACAGAAGTTCATTCCGCAGTAGATCTGTTTATCTTTCAGAAAAAGGACGGGAGTTTCATAAACTAGCGTTAGTGGAACTACGTGGTCTATTGAGCGATGCAGGAACATCCTCCGATTCCATAGTCCCGTCCTTCCCCACAGAACGTCTCAGAATCATTGTAGAATTGATTCCCGGTAACCGTAGGTCTTTCGATATAGACGGGAGACTGAAGGCTCTGTTGGACACCATGGAAGGCTATATCTACACCAACGATTCTCAGGTCGATGAACTAGAAGTAATCCGAAAACCCATGGAGAAGGGAAGGGCCAGATGTCGAGTAACGATCTCAGAGATCAAAGAGCCATTGAGTTCTTGAAGAAACAGGGAATCCAGAGACCAGAGGTAGTCGAGGAAATATTTCCAGAAGAAGTGGAAGTAGTGGTTCCAGAACTGGACTATCCTCCAGGATTCCTGGGAGAACTAGCAGAGATGATCTGTGACTCCGGCTACAAGAAACAGAAGTTATTATCGATAGCGGCAGCTTCCGTGATCATCAGTTCTTTAGTCGGTCAGAGAATCAAGTCACAGTCTGGAATGAGAGCAAACATCTATTGTCTCAGTGTAGCACCGACTGCAGCAGGGAAGGAACATGGACGGAGAATGATCGATAGATACTTGGTAGCTGCTGGAGCAGACTCGGTGATTGCTGGAGATGAAATTAGTAGTGATGCCGGAGTAGTCGATCAGTTGTCCAATCAGCCACAGTTACTGTTTCTTCTCGATGAGTTCGGGAAGTTTCTGAAACGTACTCAGTTATCAAGCAGTAGTCCGTATATGGTTGGAATTTTGGAACTGTTGATGAAACTCTATGGTCTCAGTGATGGAACGTATCGATCCGGATGGACAAAGACCGATGGAGGAAGGAAGGTCATTCATCAGCCGCATGTGACTATCTATGGAACCAGCACTCCAGAACAATTCTGGCAGTTGATCAATGGAGATCTAATCAGTAATGGATTTCTAAATAGATTCTGGATCTTTGAAAATAGAGACGAGTCTCCGGAGGAGCAGAATGTACTGGAACCTGTCCTGAATCAATCGATGGTCCAGCAACTGAAGAGACTGTATTCTCTGCCGAGAGTCTCCATGGGAGAAGATGCTACGATTCCAATGCCCCAAGTCATTACGGCTACAGAAGGAGCAAATGAGGTACTACGGGAAGCACAGGTTCAGTGGAAGGAGAACAGTCGGAATCCGGTCAACAAAGCCAGAGACCTTTGGAAGAGAGCAAACGATATGTGTCGCAAAGCGGCACTACTGGTCTCCATCAGTGGCTACCAGCATGATCTGCCCGTAGTTACGGAAGACCATATGAAGTGGTCAGTCGAATTGACTAACTATCTGTGTAGTAATGCAAGTCAACGGGCAGCCGGAGAAATGGGAGAAACGAAACACGAACAACGGATCAACAAGGTCTATCAGAAGATATCGGAGAAACCAGGAGGGATCAGTAACCGGGAACTGAATAGAAGCTGTCACCATATACCGAAGGCATATAGAGTTCAGATCCTGGAGCAGTTACTGGAGTCAGGAATGATTGAAGAGACCATGATAATGGTCGAGAAACGGTCTACAAAAGGCTTTAAATGTGCTTAATGGCACTACTTCCTAACTGTCACGGTGCCAGTTGGTGCCAATAAGGGAATTTAAGGGTGTTTTTCGGGGTCAGTACATATTAGTAGTACTGTCTTAACGAAGTACAGTTCTTTTGGGTTACCGTCTGATCTGGAAGATAACATGGAAACCTGAGTCCTGTCAATACCCTTGATCAAAAATAAATCAGATAAATCAGATTTAATCTGAAATCCGTTAATCAATTCTGATCCGTGGTCTTCTTGCCGTAGCTTCTTGGATCAAAGCATCGTGGATTCTCGGTGGAGAAACGAAGATCCGTTTATCCAGTTCTTCCGAGTGGTACATCATCTTCATTAAGAGTGCTACGGTAGCGACTGATTTCGGGAAACTTTGGTATCCGGATTCAAACTTAGTGTAATTTACTCTGGTATAACCGAGAACGTCAGACATCTCCTGCTGAGTGAATCCGAGTTCCTTTCTAATTCCACGTAACCATTCCCCAGGACTTTTGTCTCCGAAGAATTCCTCATCAGTCATCGTCTGTAGACAATCGGTGGAAACAAGCAGAGGTTTCTTAGCCATAACTTTTGCGCCTATGAGCGGAGGTCGTAATTTTTGCGGTCCTGAGCGGACTAGAACCTAATCGAATGCAATCGGAATACAAGATCCAAGCTGACCGAATCGGGTTCAAAGCAACAAAAAGCAAGTAAAGTTGTGATTGTTCTCAAATCTATTGAGATCAAGAGATCTTCTGGATGTATACTGGACTAGCATTGAACTATAAAAGGTCCGTGGTGATAGATTTGAGAGGTCAAGGATGATAGTTTTTGGGGATACCAGGAATAAAGCATAAAAAAAAGGACAAGCTCCGGAGAACTTGCCCAGGGAAGTATTAGATCAGGAAACTAGCGTGAGCCATGGAACCACTCCCAGAAATCAGGAATCTCGTAGAGCATGAATTCATGCTCTTCATCAGTTTCAGCCCAATAAGACAACCCACTCAATCGATCCATTATTTCCACTTCAAAACCTATTGACTTGGCCTTGTCTTCAAGAAACTGGAAATACTTCGAAATTTTTTCATCATAGATTGATGCGTCATTGATGCTCGTATTGTCTAGGCAAGCGTCTCGGTGAGTTTCTGAAAATATTGTAATCATAGTACCTCAAATGAAAAAACCTCCCGAAGGAGGCTCTGTTAATTAGTTCGGATAATTCTTTAAGTACTGTTGCATCGCTACCTCATCAGTAAAACGGATACCAGCACCATGGATAGCTTCCTGGAGGAAATGCCATTGCTTCGGATATCCTGACCAAATCACTACGTTTTGATCCGTGACAATAAATTTCCCTGCTTTCCAAGAAACGGTTACGACTCTCATAGGACAAACCCGGTTGTATCCTGCTTTGCACTACCTTTTGCGAATGCACCACCTACCTGAGAGACTTTTCCTAGCCACCAGATATCCGTATCATCCTGTTCTTTTATCACGTGATAACCATACCAAGTATCCGGTATGCTTTCCCTAGTTCTCCAGACTACGTTGACCACACCACCAGAAGACAAAACATCTAAACAAAAGCTCTCGTTTTCCTCAGATCTAGAAAAGATCAGATCATAATTGCAAGGAAACTTTCCGGTAAGGTATCGATCTATTCGATCAAATCTTTTGGTGTAGTCATAAAACCTGATCTTCCGTTTAAACAAGCTAGGTGCTACCAGTTCCCAGGCCACATCCGAAAGAACATTCAAACGAACAAAAGCTGTCTTTCCTTGTCTATCTGCTTTCCTTTCGATTGCATCCAGTTCAGATTCGAGAGTGCTTAGAAATAGTTTTCTGTTTTCCAGAAACAGTTGGGCTTTCCGGATTCTAGCTTGCCTCACGTTAGAAAACCTTCCTCTCCCCTGATCAAATAAACAGACCGAAGTACAACCGGGAGATCGACTAGGGCATAGTTCTTTTCCGGAAGTATCAGCAGGAGATAAAGACAACCCAGCGATCAAAACCTGATCAGTCCGAGTCTTGTCTAGTTTCGTGTTTCCTGTTTCTGCTAGTAGTTTGATTAGTTGTTTAGACATGGTCCCTCTTATTCTGCATTAAAGTTTTTTAATTTAGTTTCTGAAAACCCATAGAACCAAACTGGTTCTCCAGTTTTCTTGTCGTATCGGATCGGTTCAGATTTGCAGAAAGTCATTGCCTCTTCTTTAGTCAATCCGGATCTGTACAAGGTATGAGGCTTGCCGAAACGAAACTTGTAGATGTAGTATCCGTTCACATTACCTCCGAAAGGTCTGGGGTTCTGTCATCGGTTTCGATGTCAAATAAGGTTCGTTGTAGTCTTTGGATCTTCCGGAACTTCGATAGCTCAACAGCAAAGACTTTCCCGGCATAGGTCCATTCATCGTCACTGTCCAAGTGCTCTGCCAGCACTTTTAAACAAGCTACGATGTCCAGTTTCTTTCCCTGGGATACGTTTAGTTCTCGTTTGATTAAATCTACTGCCATGATGCCTTTACTTGTTTAAGTTCATTGGTTCAATAATCCAGAAACACTCCCCGTCTGTTCCGACTCCGGAATGCGGAATACTAAAATGATTAGCGTAGAACAGAGCTTGTTTGATATCGGTCACCATGCAAAGCCAATCACAGTCAGGATGCTCCCATGGTTTCGTGTAAAAGCAGAATAGCTTCGGTTTCATCGTTTCCTCTTGTTAATAAGGTAGAAAGCCCAGTTGTCTGGGCTGGTTGAATTACATGTATTTTTCGAATGAATACCTTTCGTTTTCTGGAATCATTGCGAGAAGCTTTTTTTCTGAATACATTGAAATCAGTCTCTCCAACTTGTCCTGATCATTTTGTCGGAGGCTTTCCAAGACTGGATCTTTGCTTGTCAATACATCAACTACCCGATCAATCATTTTTCTTTTCAGCTTAGTCATCGTTCCCTCTTTAAATAAGGTATAGAATCACTGATCAGAATTGAATCAGTAAAACGATCCTAGCATGTGCTTTTTTAGCACGTCAAGATTTTTTGATCATTCTTGATCATTTTTTTCTGTTTCTTTGCTCAGTCACCGGGCATTTGCTCAGTAGTTATCGGGGATATTGATAGACTAATATATTAGTTTGGTGGTGGTAGTCATCGGGTGGCCGGTGGTTTGTGGTGAATGAATGAAGTAATTTTCCGGTAACAAATCAAAACTCGACATCTCGCCCGGTCCCGTTCCAGTACCTCCAGGTCTCTCCAGTTTTTATCACCGATAATTTATCAAAACTTATAAGTACTTGAATTCATTGACAGTCTATAAGTTCTATAAGTTCAATATCCATAAAGAACAAACATATAGATGATAGTATTCTGTCGATTAGCAATTAAACCACCGATTTTGACCATGTTTTTCATCGGTCTTCGATAGGGGTAGGGGTCCAAAATTGACGTTCTGTCTGTGGTAGGTCATCCCCTTCCCCTTCCCGGAGGAAAAAACCCTAGCGCCTTCTCCGTCCTTCTGATATAAACTGATCAAAAATGATCAAGGGAGTTATGAAGAACCCACGTAGACGAGTAGAACAACGGGACATCGAGATCCAGGAGAAGTTCGGCAAGATCAATTGTGCACCGGTAGGAGCAATGTGGTCCCAGGGACGAGCGGCAGAGTTATCAACCCGGAAGTTAGCAGACCACACAAACTTACCTCCGAGCACAATCCGTCAGATGAACCGGAAACACGGAGAACTGATTGAACTCCAGGTACGAGCGAATCTTGGTGAAATTGCGGTTGAGTGCTTACAGAATATGGTGGACTTGGCGTTTACTGCAGAGGATGAGAAGACGAGGTTTAATGCGACTAAGGATTTATTGGATAGGGCTGGTTTCAAACCGAAGAGTGAAGTCGACATCAAGCAGGAGGTAATCCGAAGGTCTCCGAAGGAGATTGAAGCGGAAGCGAGACAGAAGCTAGGAAACGAGTTAGCCGAGAAGTTACTCGGACTCGACAAAGTAGAAGATGCTCAGATTGTAGAGACGTAAACGTTCATGTGCTTTGTTGGATACCACGATCCACACCCGGTAGTCGGGCCATCTTTTCGGCAGAACGAATCTGTTGGAGGTCCATGAGCAAACCGATAATCCATTAGCGTTGAGTGGTGAAGGTGCGTCTCTTCAAGTTTTGTGATGGTTGTAAATACCGAATTCTATGTGACCGATATCGGAGATGTTGGGATGGCAGAGTACCAGGGGAAAAAGGTCAGTCTGAACAAACCGTTTCGGACACCGGGAGAGAAGAAGAAGTTCGCAGTCTACGTAAAGAAAGATAATGGGAATGTAGTCAAGGTTCGTTTCGGAGATCCGAAGAGGAGCATCAAGAAGGACCAACCGGGTCGAAAGAAGAGTTACTGTGCTCGGAGTGGAGGGATCAAGGGAAAGAATGACCGGACTTCAGCAAACTATTGGAGTCGGAAACAGTGGAGTTGCTAGAGCAACTACGTGAGGAACGAACAGGATTGCTAACAAGGAGACAGTATGCACAAGGGATCGAAACACGGACTCTATCACAACATTCACAAGAAACGGAAGTCTGGGAAGCCCATGAGGAAGAAGGGAGAGAAGGGAGCACCTACCGACAAAGCGTTTAAACAAGCAGCCAAGACTGCCAAACGAAACAAATCCAAAAGGAGATAGTCATGCCAATGGTCACTGATAAGAAGACAGGGAAAAAGAAAAAGTTTCCATACACACCAGCCGGGATGAAAGCAGCAAAGAAAGCTAAGAAGAAGAAGTGAGTGAAGAAAAGGAGAAAGTAAAACTCGTTGAAGAGGTTCTCAAACTCCAGAAGGAGTACGAGGATGTCCGCAAGTTCAATAAGCTTTCATTCTACGATCCCTATCCGTTTCAGTCACAGTTCCACGAGGGTTTAGATGACGGAGGGAAGTTAGCTCGACAACGTTGTCTGATGGCCGGAAACAAGACCGGAAAGACCTTCTGTGGTGCAGCAGAACTGGCTTATCACTTAACGGGTCTGTATCCCGATTGGTGGAACGGATGGAAGTTTGACGAACCGATACAAGCCTGGGCCGCAGGACAGAGTCACTATGCAACAAGAGATATTGTTCAATGCGAACTATTGGGTACACCGGGTGATCCGGATGCTCAGGGAACAGCAGCAATCCCGAAGGAACTGATTCTATCGACAGAGCGGAACCCCGGAGTTCCCAATGGAATCGGGATGGCGTTGATCAAACACGTCAAGGGAAAGAGCAGACTTCAGTTCAAGAGTTACGACAGTGGTCCTGCTGCCTGGATGGGGGTAGCGGTTGATGTAGTCTGGATGGACGAGGAACCACCACAGGATATCTATTCACAGAGTCTCAGAGCATCACTGAAGAACGGAGGTCCGGTCTACATGACCTTTACTCCGGAACGAGGAGTCACCGGAGTTGTTCAGTCTTTTCTCAATGATCGAAAATCTTCTCAGCAACTGGTAACAGCCACCTGGGATGACGCAAAGCATCTATCAGAAGAAGTCAAAGAGGAGATCCTTTCGGCACTTCCGATTCACGAAAGACAGATGAGATCCAAGGGGATTCCGGTCCTCGGTTCCGGACAGGTCTTCCCGATTGCAGAAGAGTCCTTTGCAATACCACCATTTGAGATACCAGACCACTGGCCTCGGATAGCCGGAATTGATTTTGGGTTTGACCATCCGACAGCAACCGTCTGGGCAGCATGGGACCGGGATACAGACACGGTTTATCTTTACGACAGTTATTGTCAACGTGGAGCAGCCATGCTGCAACATGCAGAAGCAATCAAACACCGAGGGAACTGGATTCCGGTAGCTTGGCCCCATGACGGATCGATCCACGATAAGGGAAGCGGACACGCTTTAGCCGATCAGTACCGAAGAGCAGGGATCAACTTCTTGGGATCTCACTTTTTAAATCCAGAAGGCGGAATTGCAGTCGAACCGGGCATCATGTCCATGATCACAAGGTTCCAGACCGGACGGTTGAAAGTCTTCGATCATCTCCAGGATTGGTTCAAGGAATACAGAATCTACCACAGAAAAGACGGAAAGATTGTCAGAAAAAACGATGACCTGATGTCTGCAACCCGATATGCCGTACAGTCTCTCCGTTATGCAACAGTTCGGACCTGGAGACCCAGAGTGATGATTGCTGAAGGTTCTATCCGAGACACTTCTTTTGACCCATTCTCTTATTGGAAATCATGGCCAGAGCATACAACCCCAGACAACGCCTTCAGGAACTGAGGGACCGATTCGGAATCGTCCAGGAACAGGGAACCACTGCACAGGAGAGTTACCAGAGCCTCTATCCTCAGTACCGAAGTTCCTATGATGAAGCAGTTGCTTTTGAACCCCAGGTCAAAGCGGCCTACGATGACTTCCAGGGTAACCGGACTCAGCAGAAGTTAGATGCCTACAATGCACTTCTTTCAACGTATGAGGGACTCCAAACAAACTATCGATCCTTTGAGCCGAGGTTATCGGAATACAGAAGCACGATGGAATCCTCTTCAGCAGAACTCTCTCAGATCAACGAGATGGTCCCTGGGCTGATGAAGGAACTGGAGGTGGAAAGAGATCCATTCAAACGGGGAGTTCGTAGAGACTATAAGAGAACGATTCTAACTTCAGGAGCAAGAAGCCCATCGGCTGTTCGATGATTGAGAGATGTACTTTAGAGGATGTTGATTCCCTGATGGCAGACCTGAGAGAGATGTATGTTGAGATGGCTCCCTTTGGAAAGATGGATGAAGAGAAGTGTGTTTCCTTTCTATCGAACTCAATTGAGCACCACATTGTTCTGAAGAGAACCGAAGAGGGGATTCTCCAGGGCCACATGGGTCTGAGAGTGGAAAGTCACTGGTACACCAATGATCTGGCACTCTATGAATACTATGTTTACGTCAATCCGAAGTTTCGGAAGAGCAGAACAGCCTTTGAACTCTACAAGGTAGCGAAGTCCGTAGCGAAGGAAGTCAATCTACCTTTCTTTTACGGAACCTTCCGGTCTCCGGAATCTGATTTCCAGAGAGTACATAAGTTTCTTCAGCGTCAAGGTGGTCAACAGATTGGAAGTCAATTTTTTATAGGAGCAGAACGTGTGTAGTAAACCGAAATTTATCGAAGATGCCCAACGATCAACCGATGCTGCTATCGATAGTATCCAGAGTCAGGCACAAAGCGCAGTCGATCAAGCAACAGGAAATACCAGTTCTGGTGGCAAAAACTATGGGTTTCCGAGTCTGAATACTTCTGGTGGTATTTCTGGGAATTTTGACATCGACATCCCCACACCGAACTTGGACCAGGATCTAGCAGCACCTGTAGTGGAAGCGATTCAAGACGTCAATGTGCCTAGACCAAATACGGACCAAGACTTAACGAAGATCAGTGTCCAAGGGTTGCAGGAGTCTGCAGTTGAACAAGGAACTCAGTTACAGCAGGAAGCGATCAATACGGGTACAAAGATTCAAGAAACCGTAGTTCAAGCAGGGAGCAATCTCCAGGAAGCCGCAGTTCAAGCAGGTTCTTCAATCTCCGGAGGTCAAAGCAACCCAACTTTGGAAAATGCAGCAGATCAGGTAACGACCTATGTAGAAGACAAAGTAATGCCTGTGGTCAATGATGTAGCAAAGTTCTACACAGAGAATTATCCAGCCGTAAAGTTAGCCCAGGAAACAGTCCATGAATTTGAAAAGTATACGCCAAAGATTGAAGCGCTAGGCATGATGTTGAACCCAGGGACAGCAGAGGGGAACCCGGCTGCTGCTCAGCCACCTAGTGCTGATCTGGATGCAAAGGACTATGAAGGCAACGATGATCCTTTCGGGAACATTGAAACGAGCACCACCAAGGCCGATAAGCTGACCGAAGAGGAAAGACTCCGCAGGATTCGTAGACTGATGCTGAACCGATATGGACGAGAAGACACGATCCTGACGGGAGCAAAAGATCCGTTTAATCGCAGAAGATATGCGAGAGCACTATGAACCTAGTTGAAGAATTTGAAGCACTCCGGGGGGATCGGGGGAACTGGGAGAACCAGTGGCAGGATATTGCCGAGTTGATGATTCCCCGGAAAGCAGATTTCACGAATCGCTATCGAGCACCGGGAGAACAGAGAAGAGACCGGATCTACGAATCGACAGCAGTCCGTTCTTTGGTCCGAGCAGCCTCTGGTCTGCACAATACCCTGACTTCCAATACGGTCCCTTGGTTTGCCTTGGAGACCGAAGACTCGGAACTGATGAAGGATCGGGAAGTCCAAGTCTGGCTAGAGGAAGCAACGAGAAGATGTACATCAGTCTTCAACTCTCCCCAGAGTGGCTTTCATTCTTCGATGCACGAATTCTATCTGGATCTTCTTGGATTCGGAACCGGGTGCATGATGGTAGTCGATGAACCTCCCGTAGGACCGATCTTCCGGTCTTACTTCTTGGGAAACTGCTACATTGCAGAAGATAAATTCGGACGGGTAGATGCTGTTTACAGAACCTTCTGGGACACCGCACGGTCTCTCTATCGTCAGTTCGGGAACTCTCTATCGGATCAGATCAAGAAAGCCGTAGACGATCAGCCTTTTGAACGTTTTGAAATCCTCCATGCGGTACGACCTAGGAACAAGTCTGGGAACACTGGGAGCAAGCCTTTTGTCTCCAACTACTACGAACTCTCCAGCCGCAAGGAAATCCGTTCCGGAGGTTTTGAAGAGAATCCGTATATCGTCTCTCGGTGGCAGAAGAACACGATGGAGGTCTACGGAAGAGGTCCAGGGATTGAAGCGTTGCCGGATGTCCGAATGCTCAATGAGATGGAAAGAATTGGACTGATTGCTCTTCAGAAAGTGGTCGATCCTCCACTCCTTGTTCCAGACGATGGATTTTTGTCACCCGTAGTCACCCGTGCAGGAGGGATCAATTACTTCAGAGCAGGACTTGGTCCTCAAGATCGAATCACTCCCTTGGTCACGAATGCTCGGATTGAATTGAACGAAGCAAAGATGGGTCAAGTCCGACAAGCCGTTGAACGGGCCTTCTACATTGATCTCTTTGAAACTCCAGGTCCAATTGCTCCGGATGGAGACGTTCTCCGCTTTTCGGCAACCGAGATTGCTGCTCGTCAGAGAGATCGCCTTTCAGTGCTCGGACCCATCGTCGCCCGTCAAGAGGTAGAATGTCTCGGACCCCTCGTTTTGAGGACAATGTCAATCATGGTCCGCAACGGTTCCCTTCCAGAAGCACCACAAGCACTCCGAGAAGCTGAATTCAAACTAGCCTATTCCAACCCGGTCTCGATTGCTCAACGATCCGGAGAACTGGCTTCCATCTCTCAGTTGATTCAGTTTCTTGTTCCCTTTGCCCAACTCGACCCCACCGTAATTGAACGTTTTGAAACCGGAAGAGTTGCTGAACTGGCCGCAGAAATACTCAAGGTCTCTCCCAAGGTCTTTAGGACTCAGGCCGAACAGGAGCAGAAGAAAGCGGCAGAACAGCAACAGCAACAGATGATGGATCAGATGCAACAAGCCCAGGTCATTGCACAGCAACAAGCTGTGATCTCCCAATCGAGACGAGACGAATCGGTAGCGACCTTGAATGAGAGCAAAGCAAATGCTCTTTGAGAAGAAGCGTCAGGCTGATTACAGAAGAGTCTTCAATTCTCCTGAAGGCGCAAAAGTCCTGGCAGATCTTTGTCAGAGACACTTTATTTTCAACACCACCCATGTACCCGGTGACTCGGTAGCTTCTGCATTCCAGGAAGGCCGAAGATCAGTGGTCATGGATTTGATCAAATATCTGAAGATCGATTTGGAATCTTTGGAAAAACAAATGGAACCTCCGTATGACAGAAGAGACCGTTGAACAAGTTGCCGAGGCAACCCCAGCCGAAACCTCCTTGGCGTTTGATCCCCAAAGTCTGCCAGAAGACTTATCGAATGAGCCATCCCTAAGAAACTTTGATGATGTATCGAAGCTAGCAAAAAGCTATGTCAGTCTGGTCAAGAAGATGGGAGTCCCATCCGAGCAGTTACTCCGATTACCGACCAACGGAGACTACACTGAAGTTTATAACCAACTTGGCAGACCACCAGATCCGGCAGGATACGAACTCGATCTATCCAATGACATCAACCGGGAATTCGCTGAGAACGTTCACAAACTGGGTCTGAACACCAATCAAGCCAGAGAGGTCTACTCATGGATGAACGACAAGTACAACCAGTTGCAGCAACAGGATCGGTCTCAGTACGAAGAAGGAGTCCGGATGGGACTAGACAATCTGAAGAGGGAGTGGGGTCCGGAGTTCAATGCACAGACCCAGATAGCCAAACAAGCCTTCCTTCAGTTAGCCGATGCAGAGACAGTACAAGCGATGGAACAGAGCGGACTCGGCAACTCTCCGGAGATGATCAAGTTGTTCAACAAGGTCGGTCAAATCCTAAAGGAAGATGGTTTGCTTCAGAACGAAGTGGCTTTTGGTGACAACGGTGGAAAGGCATCGATCCAGGACAAACTCGACAAGATCATGGACTCCGAATCTCCGTATTGGGATGGGATGCATCCAGAGCACGATAAGTATGTTGCCGAAGCACTGAAACTCCGAGAGATGCTACTATGACGGAAGAAGAAGCTCTTCGTTTAGAATGCTTGCGTCTCGCAGTAGAAAACGGTACAGTGGCCGATATCAGTAACCCCATTGAACTTGCTGATAAGTATTACCAGTGGGTAAAAAAGCCCACAGATTCCCTCATGCAAAAGGAACGGAAACGGACAACCAGATCCTGACCCGTACTTCTTCTGCTTCCTAGCCCGGAATCCTGAGACATCAGACATCTGATGTAGGACAACTCCAATCATAGGCATGAGAACAATTCTCATCTCAGGTTGGATATGTCTAATCAGGTCACCACTGCTTTTGTCCAGCAGTACTCCCAGAACCTCCAGCACTTGTCACAACAGAAGGGATCTCGATTACGAGGTCTGGTTCGTGTGGAAGGTGTCCGAGGAAAAAACGCTTATTTCGATCAAATCGGTTCCCAGGTAGCTTCCATCCGAAGCACCCGTGGAGCAGATACCATTCTTTCCGATACCCCTCACGCACGAAGACGAGTCACGTTAGCCGACTACGAAGTAGCTGATTTGATTGATGATCAGGACCGTCTCCGAATGATTGTCGATCCGACTTCCACCTATGCTCAAGCTCAGGCTTTTGCCATCGGTAGAGCGATGGACGATGTCATCATCAGTGCAGCAACCGGGACAGCCTATACTGGAGAAACCGGAGCAACTTCCGTCACGCTTTCGGGCTACAGCAGTGGTTCTCAAATTGTGGCTGCTACAGTACGTGCCACTGGATCTGGAAGCACAGGACTCAACATTGAGAAACTACGTCAGGCCAAATACCTGATGGATAATGCTGATGTTGATCCAAGTATCCCAAGAGTAATTGTCGTAGGTCCAAAACAGATCCAGGATTTGTTGGCTACTACGGAAGTCACCAGTTCTGATTTCAACACCGTGAAGGCGTTAGCTCAGGGCCAAATATCTGATTTTCTTGGCTTTACCTTCATAACGTCTACCAGATTGTCTCTAAACAGTTCTACAGATGTGCGAAGTTGTTTTGCTTATGCTGTAGACGGGATGCTGTTAGCAGTCGGTAAAGATCTTCACGTTAGAATCGATGAGCGACCCGATAAATCCTATGCCACTCAGGTCTATGCTGCGATGTCAATTGGAGCAACCAGGATGGAAGAGGACAAGGTAGTTCAAATCGAATGTGACGAATCACCATAAGGAGACTAAATGGCTGTTACTACTCAGAAATCTACGGAATACACCAATGCAACGGCAGATCCTGTAGTAAACAATGAGTCAACCGAATTCCAAGGTAGACTCCGGGTGATGTTCTTCACCCATGATCAAGACGGTGCAGGAGACGCAACCTCTTCGGTAGCACTTGGGAAACTTCCGGCAGGACGAGTACGAATCCTATTGGGCCTTTCCCGAATGTACGTCAACTGGACTACGTCTTCAGCGACACTAGACCTTGGTTGGGATGCTCATACCGATGGGAACGGTGACTCTGTTGCTGCCGATCCAAATGGGCTGATCGATGGTCTCAACGTAGACACTGCTGGCTATTTTGCCATGGAAGGTGCGCTAGCCGGGATCAAGGCCACAGGGGGAACCTATGTTCTTCAGTCACAAGGTGGTGTAGTCATTCGGGCAACGTGTCAGGATGTCGCTCTTGTCAGTGGAGATGACTTGGTCGGTTACATCGTCTATGTAACTGACTGATGAGTTCAGTAGTTCAGATCTGCAACATTGCGCTCACCAACATCGGTGAAACCAAGATTGCGGCTTTGACAGAAGAGAACGAGAGGGCACGGGTTGTCAATCTTCGCTACGAAGATTCCAGAGACTCGGTCCTCCGGTCCCATCCCTGGAACTGTGCGATTGCCAGGGTAGAGTTATCAGCAGACGTTACTGCTCCAGTTTGGGGTTATGCCAAACGCTTTGCTCTACCTGCTGATTGCCTTCGGGTTCTTGATATTGAGAACAACTTCGAGAAGTACGAAGTCGAGGGACGGTTTCTGGTAACCGATAGTACTTCAATGAAACTGAAGTACATCAAACGGGTGACCGATCCTACGGAATTCGATTCTCTGTTACTCCATGCCATTTCACTCAAACTGGCGTCTGAGATAGCGGAAAACCTGACAGGACGAGCAGATCTTCGAGACCGGATGTTCCAGAAGTACTTGCAGATCTTGTCTGAGGCCCGTGGTGTAGATTCTCAGGAAACGTCCATGCCGGGTGAATTTATCGCAGATGACTTCATCAATGCCCGTTTAGTCGGTTCTACCTACAGAAGAGCCAAGTTCAGTAGTGAGGTCTAGTTGAGAGTTCAGGCACTTCAATCTTCTTTCGCAGACGGGATGATCTCTCCTCGGATGCAGGGGATGGTCGAACTGGAGTCGTATCGGTCTTCACTTGCTCTACTTGAAAATATGGTAGTGCTTCCCCAGGGATCGGTAACCCGAAGACCAGGGACGTTCTTTGCCAACTCTACTCCATCGAATGCCGAGGTTCGGTTAATCCCGTTCAATCGTGGTCAAGGGACTTCGGTCATTCTGGAGTTTTCCAATAACAAGATCCGCTTCTATGCCAATGATGGAATCATCGAGTCCAGTGGTTCTCCCTACGAAGTGGCTACAACCTATACGACTGCTCAGTTAGCGGACATCAGTTTCACTCAATCTGCAGACGTACTCTTCCTTGTTCATCCGACACATCCTCCGAGAGAACTCAAACGTCTTGACGTAACGTCTTGGACTCTGACCGAACTTCCTTTGAAAGATGGTCCGTACCTCCCGGTGAATGTCGAAGACACCACGATGACCATTTCTCTAGCAGCAGACGGGGATTGGTCTGGAACCAGTTTCACCAATTCAACTCTGGAAGCAGAACAAGTCATTACGGTTACAGCATCGAATGTCGATGATGCCACAGACTCCTTTACTTCCAGTAATCATCCGTTTGTCAATGGGCAGAAGGTTCGCTTTACCGGAGGTACTTCAATAGCCGGAGTCACGGCAGGAACCGATTACTACATTGTCCAGGCTACTCAGAACACGTTCAAACTAGCGACCTCCTCCGGTGGCACTCCTGCTGATATCACTACGGTTCCAACTACAGACCTGACTTTCTTCCAAGACATTGTCGGCAAAGATGCCTATATCAAGATAGTCGCTTCCGATACAACCGGAATCAATCTGGACCTCGGTTTCCAAAGCACAGATGTCGGACGAGTGATCCGACTGAACACTCAGGTTTCTCCACAGATCAAATGGGGATATGCCGAGATCCTAGAACTAGACAGTACCAATCCGACCACCACGATCCTAGCGAAGACCAAGGCTGCTCTCTCGACACCCGGTTCTACAACCGAATGGCAACTCGGCAGCTTCTCTTCAACTACCGGATACCCCAGAACGGTTCAGATCTTTCAGCAACGATTGGTCTTTGGAGGAACCTCTACAGAACCTCAGACTCTCTATTTTTCGCAGACTGCAGACTTCAATAACTTTGCTTCCTCGGAACCACTCGGACAATCGACAGGCAGAACAGACTCTTCTGGGAAGACCATCATTGGGGAGCAAATCTTTGAAAATAATGCGATCTCTCTGACGATCTCCAGTGACACGGTGGATCTGATCGAGTGGCTCAATGAAGACCGGAGACTATCTGTTGGAACATCCGGTGGAATCTTCCAGGTCTATGGAGCAGATGACGATCTGACACTAACCCCATTTAACTTCACCATCACGAAGGTCTCAGCCTGGGCTACAGACGGAACAGCACTTCCTTCCAAAGTTGGAAACAACCTGCTCTATGTGCAGCAAAACGGGAGAAAGGTCCGGGAACTGGCCTTCGATAAACTCCAGGATCAGTACGCAGCAGCCGATCTATCGTTGAGATCAGAGAACATCACAGAATCGGGAATTGTTGGAACAGCCTATCAGGATCAGCCGTACTCGGTGCTCTGGTGCAGAAGAGCCGATGGGAAACTGGCAGCAATTACTTATGTAGATCTTCTC